CTGGCCGTCGATCGCCGAGCGGGCGATCGCGACGTACTGCGTGCCGAGCTGAGCCGCGAGCGCGGCGTCGGTCTGCGAAAACGCGTTGACGATGCCCTTCGAGAACTCGGCCTGCATCTCGCCCGGAAGGTCCTCCCAGCCGGACACGGCGACCGAGCCGAACGCGGTCTGCGCCTCGGCCAGCGGGCCGTACTTCGCGTCACGGCCGCGGCGCGCGCCGGACGTGACGCGAAACCACGAGCTGTCCGGCGACGAGTCGCCGAGCGCCCGCGCGATCACGCCGCCGAGCGCGCCGCCGATCAGCGTGCCGATCACCGGCACCGCGCTGCCGAGCGCCGCGCCGAGCGCCGTGCCGCTGGCGAGGCCGCTGGCGCCGATCATGCCGGCCACGCCACCGAGCCCGCCGGCGAGGCTGCCGTAGGGACTGCCCGGCGCGATCCAGTGCCCGAGCAGCCCACCGCCGAGGCCAGCAGCGCCGTAGGCGAGGTTGCCGAAGCCGGCGGCGGCGTTGCCGAGCGCGCTGCCGCCGCCCGCCGCGCCGTAGCCGAACGACGAAGCGCCGGCGAACGACAGCCCCGCCCCGGTCGAAGTCGCGCCGACGCCGTAGGCGCCGATCTGCCCGGCGCCGAGCAGCCCGCCGAGCGCGCTGCCGACGCCGTTGCCGCCGAACAGATTCGAGAGGCTCGACAGGTTGCCGAGCCCGAACCCGCCGCCGCTGCCGGCCGTCGCCGCCGTCCCGCCGCCGAGCCCGAGCTGCGTCAACGTGCCGCCGATCGCGCTCCCGCTCATACCGAGTGTGCCGCCGAGCGCGGTGATCACCGGCACCAGTACCGGCCGGGCCAGCGCCTGCGCGGCGAGCTGGCCGAGGAGTTTGCGCAGGTAGTCGGTCACCTGTTTGCCGAAATCCCGCATCGACTTGACGTTGCCAGTGAACAGGTCCTCCCACAGCGAAGACCAGCTGTCGTAGATCTGTTCTGCGACGCGCTCGTAGAGTTTCGCAATCGGATCGATCTGCGCCTGCAGCCGTTCGTGCTCGGCGACCAGCCCGCGAATCGCCTCGCGCTGCGCGTCAGTGACTTCGAGCCCGGCGCGACGCGCCGCGGTCTCGGCTTCGAGCACGGCGCGGGCCTGCTCGCGCTCGGTGCCGTTCAGCCCAAGCAACTGATTTTCCTGCTCTAACTTGCGCACGTAGGTGCCGACTATGTCGACCTTGTCCCGGTAGTCGAGCGCCGCCTCGCGCACCAGGACGTCGTGCCGCCGCTGGTTGATCAGCCCCTTCGCGAGCGCGGCGTCGAGCGTGCCGACCTGCTCGGTGTAGCGCTGCACCGCGCCGGCGATCGGGTCGATCGCGGCGACGGTGCGCTCCAGCTCGTCGCCGAACTTCTTTTGCTCGCCGGCAGCTTTCTTGGCGCCGTCGGCGGCCTGCTTGCCGGCGCTGGCGGCGGCTGCGCCAGTGGCAGCTACGGCCGCAGCGCGGAACCGCTCGCGGTCGCTCGCGTCGCGCAGCGCCCGGCTGCGCCGCCGGTCGCCTTCGGCCAGTGCGGCCTGCTCGGCGGCAGTGGTGCGTGCCGCGTCGCGCTCGCGCAGGAAGCCGGCGACAGCGGCATCGGCAGCGGCCTGGCGCGCCTGGCGCTCGGCGGCGATCTGAGCCCGGCGAGCGGCGAACTCCTGCGTGCGGTCAGTCGTGCGGTCGCCGACCCCGCCCTCGAATCCGAACGACGCGCCCTCGACGCCGAGTGCGCCCGCCAGTGCTCTGGCTGCGCTTTCCGCCACGCGCGACAGGGCGCGGCGCATACGATCGGTGCTCTCGATGACGACGTTGGTCGTGGCCGACCAGGCGATCGAGACGCCGAGCTTGACGTTCTCCCATACGGCGTTGGCGTCAGCCCCGAACTTGTCGAGTTCGCCGAGCATGATGCCGATTGCCGCCCGCGCGTTGATCGGCAGGTCTGCAATGGCCGAAAGCACCGTTTGCCCAGCAAACGCCTCGGCTATTGATTCACCCAGTTTGCCCGCACCGGTTTCAAGATCGGCCAACACCTGGCGGGCCGGCGCGAGTCCCTCGACCAACATCGCGCCGGTACGGCTGATGTCGTCGGCTAGCGCCGCTGCCGACACACGCGCGTGTTCCAGTTCATCGGCGAACAGCGCGCCGGCACCGATTTTCTGGCGCAGTTCCTCAATCGCATCAGCGCCGAGGTTGACGGCACTGGCCAGCGCCGCGGCAGCGCCGGTGTCGCCGAGCGTCACCCAGAACTGGCGGGCACTGCGTTCGACTCGCACAAACGCACCATCGAGCGTTTTCGCCTGCTCGGCCAGCGCGCTGCCGAACTGGTGAGAGCCGATCGACACCAGATACTGCTCGATCGCCGCCGCGTTGTTGGCGACCGCGGTGGTCACGCCTTGGAAGGTGAATTTGACCTGATCGCCGGCCACCGACGACTTGACGCCAAATTCCTTTAGGCGTTCGAACTCGCCAGCGAACGCATCGGCGACCGCCTCGACGAAGTCCTGTGTGCTCTTGCCCATCGCCGCAGCGGTGTTGCTGTAGCTGCGGATTGTCTCGACTCCGGCCGACAGCCCGAGCGCTTTCAGTTTCTGGAACGCCGCCGCTGCCGCCTCGACGCCGATTGAGGCGCCGAACTCGGCTTGCAGCGTGCGCCAGACGGCAGCCGTCGTTTGCGCGTCGCCAGTCAGCACATTCAACGAGGCGCGTAGTCTGCTGGCCTCGCGGTTGGCTTCAACGAAAGCCTGCGATGACTCGACAACACCGGCGACGACGGCTGCCACGCCAGCGCCGGCAGCAGCCATCGCCCGCAGACCGCCAGCGGCGCCCAGCCCCTCTTTGCCGACGCTCTGCGCACTATCTCCGAGACGCCGCAGATCGCGCTCGGTCGCGCCGATCTCGGCGCGCGCGCCGGCGCTGTCGCCGGTCAGCTGTATCCGCAGGGTCTGGCGGGCGTCAGCCACGGCGGCATCCCGTCATGCGGCAAATGTGCCGACGTCGGCACATTTCAGCTGCGCCCCCACACGCGCAGCGCCTCGATCTCCAGCGTCTGCACGCGCGCGAGCACGTCGGGCCGCTCGCGCGGCGGCACGCGCCGCATGCGCAGCACGGCTTCCACTGCTGGGTAGTCCAGGCCGAGCCGGATCGCGCCGGCCATGCCGGCCAGCCAGCGCCACTGCGTGGCGCAGGCGCAGAACACCTGCACGGCGGTCCAGTTGGCGGGCCAGACTTCGAGCACGTCGAGATCCTCGGGAGTGGGTGGTGGGGCAGCGCCCCAGGCGGCGAGGTCCTCGGCATCGAGCGCGGCCGGGCGTTCTTCGCCGCCGCCGGCCCAGTGCCGGGCGGCGGCGATCAGTTTCCCCGCTCGCCCTCAATGAGCGAGTTCAGCCAGGCCCGGGCGATGGCGGCGCGCGCGCCTGGCACGGCCAGTACCGCATCGAGCGCCGTGTCGCTGTACGGCACCGGCTGGCCGTCGGGGGTGCAGACGTCGCCCCAGCCGATCAGCGCCTCGCGCACCAGCGTCTCGTCGCTCAGCAACATCTCGTCATCAGCGCTCGGCGCTGCCTGCTGACCCTGCTCGCGCAGCCGCCGCCAGATCTCGTCGATCCGCGCCTGCGCCACGAACCGAAACCGCGCCGTGAACTGCACGGTCACGCGCGCGCCGGCCACAGCCGGGTCCGGGGCGCGGAATTCGACCGGCCACGGATAGCCGGTTTCGGGGGAGACGAGAATGAGCATGCGAACCTCAGAGAAACGTCAGGGTGAATTCGTCGTTGCCCGCGGAGGGCAGGATCTGCGTGGACATCTGCAGCATCACGACGCCGTCCTCCTCGCTGTAGCGCGGCTCGGTCAACTGCACCTTCGGCGCCGCGAGTTGCACGCGATTGGTCGCCGGGCCGTGGGTCAGCGCCAGCGCGCCATTCGTGGCGTTGCGGATCACGCTCAGCCAGTTCTTGGCCGCGACCGTATTCGCCTGGATCGTCAGCGATCCCGCCGGCTGGCGGTCGGTGATCAGCACCTCGTCGGTGCCGTTGATGATGCTGTGCGTGGTGAGCGCGTTGGCCAGATCGAGCGTCAGCGCCGACAGCGGCGCGGCCGTGTAGCCGTGCACGGAGAACCCCGTAGTGTTCGCGGAGTTGCAGACGACCGGAGTTTTGAAATCGGTGAACACCGGCGTGCCCGGCGTTACGTCGGTCGCCGGACTCCACAGCCCGACCACGTTGAATTTCAGGACCGGGATTTTGTTTTTCGCGAGTTCGATCGAAACCGAACCGCGCGCGCCGAGCAGCTTGTGATGCAGCCCATCGTAATTGCAGTAGATCGAGGCCGATTCGAACGAATCGGAAATGGGGGCATAGGCGACCGAGGTGCTCGCCACGATCGTTTCGGCCAGGCCGCAGCAGCGCAGCAGTGCGGAGAGTGCCGGCGTGGCGACGCCGAGCCCTTTCATGCCGGCGAGTTCCACCTCGAACGTCGCCTTGTACCAGGCGGTGGTCGGCAGTTGATCGCTGCGCCCGAGATACGGGCGCACCAGGTCGCGGCCTTCGTACTGCGCATCCAACGGGGTGAGGTCGGGGTTGCGCACCAGCAGTGCGTCGGTGCCGACCACGGGCACCGAGTCGGTGCCGTACGTGGTTTCGTGCTTGCACAGCACGATGCGTTTGCGGTTCAGCTTGGCCACGGATCAGCCCTCGTCGTTCGTCAAATGCGTCAGCGCTGACGCATTTGCATCAGCTGCATCAGGGAGCCCTTGGCCGTCGATCTGCACGCCAGGCTCGGCATCGTCGGGGCGCGTGCCGAGCACGCCCGGGATCGGTGCGGCGGTCGGCGCCTCGATCCGCACGCGCACGCCGGTCAGCGGGTCAAGCAGAAAGCTGCCGCCCTGACCGGCGTATTCGTCGGTCGGGGCAGCAGCGAGCGGGGGAGATGTGGGGCGGGCCATCGGGACTGCCTCGCGGTTGGGGTCCGCGAGGCAGTTTCAGGGCGCACGGGGCGCCGGGCGACTGAAGGAGTTCACTCCTCCGGGGGCGGCGGCGGGTCCATCAGTCCGCGATTCACGGC